CACGTCTGTAGTCCCCTAGATGCTGCTTACGCAGCCCGGCTCTGCCGGTTTGGTATTGATGTACTCGTCAGTACTCTATCCAGGCCTTAATGGCCAGTAGGTTGGTCGCACACCCTCTTCGAAACGGGGTTTAGGTTCAGCGTTAGAACCAGTGCGTTCCACCCTTTTAGCGCAATGCTAAAAAGGTAGTTCATCATTTCTCTTACTCAAAGGAGTTCGTAATGACAATCGAAGAAATAACAACCGAATTCCGTGGTCAGTCTCGGTACTGGAAGGGCGGTCATATAAACTGCTCTCTTGGTGCTCCGACTAAAACGGGATATCCTCGAAAGAGGTTGGTTGTTACAAAACGTGATGTCATTAAGAGGCGAAAGCCCGAGGGTTGGATTCCTCCGACCCCTTACTCTTATGAGAGAACTGATGCACAGTACCAGGAAGGTGAGGCCCGCTACTACCATCATGGTGGTAGCACCAACTGTAACTACGGACAGACCTATCGTGGTCTGGTCGGCGGAACAGGAGGTAGTTGGACTCGATTTAGTGGTGAAAACCACTTTAACCTGGTATGCGATCCAGTGGCACTTTGGAACTCGAAAGTCCCTGGGCTCAATGCAAAGGCCTTGATTGGCGCACGCAACGAGCTTAAGAACTCTAAAGTTAACCTTGGTGTCGCGTTCGGTGAGCGAAAGCAAACCGCACGTTTACTGGGTGATACCGCTATCCGTCTTGCAAAATCCTTACGCGCGCTGAAATCTGGAAAGATTAGGCGTGCTATGGACGAACTCGGCATTACTAGCCGAAGACGCGAGCCACGGGGCAGCAATGTCCCCAAGAAATGGCTTGAGCTGCAGTACGGATGGAAACCTTTGCTCTCCGAAGTGTACGGAGCTGCTGAAGCTCTTAACGAGCGACCGCAGGGTGACTGGAGAGTCACCGTAAAGGCTACCAGAAAAGAAAATATCAAATATAACACTTCCCATAATGGGATTGATATGTTCTATGGTAGTTGTGAAGGATACATTGGTTCGTTTGTACGTATCGATGCTCTTCCTTCGAACCTAGCTTTAATCAAGCTAGCATCTCTAGGCGTTACCAATCCACTACTTGTGGGCTGGGAACTAGTTCCTTTCTCTTTTGTCGTCGATTGGATGTTACCGATCGGCGGCTATTTGGAGTCACTTGATGCCCTTTTGGGCTACTCGTCTTCCGGCACCTATGCGTCCTATTCGGCCTTTATGAAAATAAAGATCACCGATAAGGGGCGTTCGGGGCAGGTTACGAGTGTATTTTCGAGTGACAACAATTGGATTGGAACGAAAGAGGTGGTTAAGCTGATACGCACGACTTCGTCGGGTGTTAGTTTTCCCTCCTTTCCGAGGATTAAAGACCCTCTGAGCCTAGGCCATATGGCTAACGGCTTGTCGCTTCTTGCGCAAGTCTTTGGTCGTTAACCTTTTGTTAAACTACTTAGGAGCATAAACATGCCCGCTATCGCAGCTTTGGCCATTAATGATGGTCAGTCCACACCGGTCGAACACACGTTCAGCCCCGTTACTACTAACGGAGCGAAGGCGTCGTGGGCGGACCGGTCCCCGAGTATCCCCGCAGGCTTCCGCACGATCTCACATGAGGTCTTGCCGCCTAACGGTTCTCGTACGGTTAACCGTATCAACATAGGCTATTTTATGCCGACTGTTGCAACGGTGGATTCCGTAGACCAGGTTGTCCGGTACTCGAGTGCTCAGGTAACACTGAACATTCACCCGGAGAGCACTCTCCAGGAGCGCCAGGATCTTCTCGCTTATGTGGCCAATTCACTTGGTCTCACGAGCGTGGAGTCTAGCGTAGAAAACATTGAGCCCTTTTATTGAGCTCATTGTGATCTATATGGTCATTGTTCCGGTGCTGTTCATTTTGTACAGTATCTTACATTGGCTGTCTCCTGTTACCCTTAGGAGGGTTATAAAATGCGTGTTAAAACTCGCAAGAGTGTTAAAATCGGCTTCTCAAATGAGCGATTCCTCGAGCTCTTGTCCGACCTCACCGGCATCCCGCCGGAAGGAGAACTCGGACGAGAAACTCCCCTAGACTTTTCAAGTTTAGAGGCTGCTCGCGGCTCTTTGCTCATAAGCGAAGTATTCTCCAAGTACGACGATGGGAAACCGTCGGAGGACAAGGAGAAGAACACATGGAAGCGATTCCATGAGGCCGAAGACCAGTGTCAACAAACCAACCATGCAATTTATATGCGTGGGCAGCTCAATACGCCTTTTTGGCGTCTTGTACGTGCCCGTGTGCATAATGCGCTAGGACGGTTTGACTGGGACGAGTGTGCACGTTCTTTTGCTTTCGGGCCCGGTTCAACAACCAGGCTCACAAAAGTGAGGAGCGCGGCTGCTTATAAATACTCCGGTATACCGGAGACCACTCCAGGGAACGCTGTCATCGCTAGGTGTGCAATTACACACTTACCTATCTGGAAACAGGTAGTCCTCTATAGAGGAGATGATCTCTGTCGCGACTTCGTCAAAGTTGTGCCAGGGAACAGCGTCATTGCCGTTCCGAAGAACTATAAGACTGATCGGACAATCGCTAAAGAACCCGACATGAACATCTATGTTCAAAAGGGTATCGGGCGTGCAATTCGACGCAGGCTTTACCGGATAGGCGTCAACCTTGACGACCAAACTCGCAACCAACGGGCTGCCCGCGAGGGCAGTCTGACGGGACAGTTAGCGACTATCGACTTATCGATGGCCAGCGACACTGTTGCGAGGGAGCTCATTCATGCGCTCCTTCCGGCTGATTGGTGTACCGCTCTTGAGCAGACGCGGTCCCCAGTTGGGGTCCTTCCTTCTGGTGAACAGATTCGTTACCAGAAGTTCTCCTCGATGGGAAATGGTTACACTTTTGAGCTAGAATCGCTCATATTCTGGGCTATTGCCCAGCAGTGTGCCGTGTCCAACATTTGGGAGAAGGATAGCTCAATCTGCGTGTATGGTGACGACATTGTCGTTCCTACACATTGTGCTGCGGACGTTTGTTCACGTCTGGCGGAGGCGGGATTCACCCCCAATGCCAAGAAGACGTGGACGGATGGTCCGTACAGAGAAAGTTGTGGTAAACACTACTACTCTGGGATTGAGATAACACCGTTCTTTATACGAAAGGTGGTGCGATCCCTCGACCGTCTATTCCTCGCGCACAACAACCTGTATAGGTGGTTGGAACGCTGGGAGGAAGGTCGTGGTCAAACGGTCGAAGCCTTGACAAAGCTTCGATCTTTAGCACCAGCTAAGTGGAGAGAACCCCGACTGCCCGACGGCTTCGGAGATGGGGCCTTTATTGGTCCTGTTGACGAGTTACGTCTTGACTCTCATCCTCACGGATGGGAGTGCTGGCAGGTTAAAGCTCTTAGTAGGTCTCAAACCGAACTTAGCGATAATCTTCCAGACGGTCAGCTTGTAGCGTCATTACTGGCGTCTGCGAGCGCTCGTCCAATCTTCCGAACACCGGTGAAAGTCGGTGGGAAGTTGATGAACCTCGATTTACTCGAGGGGACGAGTGGGATACCCGGAAGGGTAGGTGGGTATAGGGAGATTAACATCCTAATACCGCGGCATCCCCCAGCCAAATAGGCTGGCTTTTCCCGGATTTCCGGGTGGGTGAG